CAAGAATGGTAAAGAAATCTATGAAGGAGATATTGTAGAAATTTTAACTAATTACCCTAAGGTTGAAATTAAACACATTGGCAAGATTGTATTTGAAAGTGGTGCTTTTATAGTCGGCTCTGAAACAATAACTGACAAATATATAACATTTATTGAACTTGATGAGGATTGGGAGATAGAAGTAATCGGCAATATTCACGAGAATGGCTGACCGCTAAATAAAAATGAATGACAGAGATATAGCTTTTTTAATGGGATTGGGACTACTAGCTCTTTGCTATCTAATTCCATTACTAATATCAAAAATACTAAATGGCTGACCGCTAAATCTAACGGAACTATTATTTAAATCTTTTGAAAATGGCAGGAGGATATAACGAAGGGATAAACCTTGCGGAACCAGTAGCGTATGTTGTGATTGTCGTAGCCATAATTGGGTTCTACTGGCTTTGTACAAAATTAATGGATGAAGATGGAGGGAAAAAGAATGATGTGTAAAATAGTTGGACATAAGTGGGGACATCTACATGAAAGTATGATGTTTGAATGGGAAGATGATATGTTAATGGTGTGGTACAAGAAATCGTGTGTTTGTAAAAGATGTAATGCAGATAGATCATTTACTAAAAGTTTTCCAGTAAACACAGATAGGATTTACAGATGGTAATTGCACTTATTAAGTATTGGTTCAAGTACAAACTTGCTCAGTACCTTAGGTATCGTTATGCTAAACAAGTTGTCCCTGGACAGATTGGACAGATGGAAGCTAATCGGTGGAACGCAATACAATGCGTTATTATTACTAGAGGTTTGGCAAAGTTTAACTGGGATAAGATTTTTATGAGAGTGGTTTATAGATGTAAGAGATGTTTAGTCAAGATTGAAAAGGGAGATGGGTGGTGTAATGGCTGCAAAAAATTCATTAAAGAAAGCAACAGGAAAAGTTCCTGCAAGAAGTAAGACAGAGTTCTCTAAGATATTGGACTTGGTCATAGAACAATGGGATTTGAATGAACCAGTAGATGTAATGATGGCTAACCGAATGGTTAGTACTTGGATGAAGATGCGGCATGTTGAGGATTGTATTAAAAATTATGGTATGTTCTTTGAAGTTAAAGATAAATCGGGAGATTTGAAAGGGATTAAGGTAAATGAACTAGCTTACTTGCTTAAACAGATGGAAGCTGATTTTAGGTCATATTATAGGTTACTTAATGTACAGAAACCTGCTGGTAAGGAAAGTCTTACAATTATTGACTTGTTAAAGGAAGATGGCGATAAACCCAAAAAAACTAAGAAGTGACCCTGCTTATTTCATTGAAAATGTTTTATACGCTCAACAAGGATGGACATTAACAAGTTTTCAGAAAGAGTGGTTAAAACTTATTGAAGAAAAGAAAAGGGTTTGTTTCATGGCGTTCAGGTCTAGTGGTAAGACTAGGCAACTGTTTGTTAATTATTTCTTATGGAAAGCGATTATTAATCCGAATACACAATATCTTATCATTTCTAAGACATTACCTCAAGCGATAGAAGTTCTAAAAGATATTCGATTGACAATAGTTACTAATCCAATGCTTAAATCCTTAGTACCTTCTAACAAATCTCGGACTTGGAGCAGGACAGAACTGGAACTTGCGAACCATTCAAGGATATTGTCTAAAGCGTACAATGATAATGTAAGGGGATTGCATGTTGATGGTTTAGGTTGTGACGAGTTGGGAGAATATCAAGACCATGAGATTCTTAAGAAAGCAGTATTACCAACCATTAGGTCTAAGAGAGGGTTCTTTGTTGGTGTTGGAACACCGAAATCTGAACTTGATCTACTTCATGAGATTGAACGTGACCCTGGATTCAAGTCAATCTTTTGTGATAGGTATCCAGCAGAAGGTGATAAAGGCGAATTGTTCCATGAAAGGTATCCAGACACAATAATTGAACATAAACAAGGTGTTGTTGAGTTAAAGGATAAGACAACTAAGGGTTTGTTAGAATCTTACAGTTCAATGGCCTGGTCACAGGAATTTATGCTTAGACCAGTAAGTAGTAAAGATAAACTGTTTCCTTCAACTATGGTTGAACAATGTTTGGACTATTCTTGTGGATTTCAGGAACAACCCAAGACATTACACCAATATTTCATGGGAATTGATTTCGCTATGTCTGCTCAAGCAGGGTCGGACTATACAGTAATTACTGTCTTAGAGAAAAGCCCAAGTTCTAAACGCTTAAAGATAGTTTGGGTTGAAAGATTTAGAGGAATGGATTATACTGTCCAGAAACAGAGGATTAAAGAAATTGCTGACAGGTACAGTATAATTAAAGCGTTAGGTGATGAGAACACTTTTGGTAAAGTCTTCATTTATGATTTGAAAGCTGAAGGAGTTCCAATAGATGGATTTAAATTTTCTAGCAGTAATAAAAGTAAAGAAGATATCATTAAAGCATTACGTGACCAGTTTGAAAAGACAGGATTTATTATTCCTTACAAAGAAGATGATATTAAAACTCGGACAATGACTAACGTCTTATTAGACGAGCTTAACAAGTTTGGTATCATTTTTGACATGCGAACTAAAACTGTAAAATTTGAAGGTACTGGTAAACATGATGATATGGTAATCAGTTTAGGTCTAGCCAACTTCATTTCTCGACACATTACAATGGGCATCTTTTCTGCTATTAAGGGAAGTCAGAAAACTAACCCATTTGCAGTATCAAGGTAGTTTGACACATGTGTCAGATATGACACGGGATTTATCTAGCATATAAAGGGAAAACAAATAGCATATAAATAAGTTCTGCGTACTATATATTATGGGACTCTTTGAACGACTTTTAGGTAGAAGTACTGTTAATGAATCAGGTAAGGCATTAGTTTCAAAATCAAAAAATACTTTCTTCAGTTTGAATGATGCCGATGAAAATTATAAGAGAGAAGAATTGTTTAAGATTTACAAAAAAGCTTACGAAACTATCCCTTTAGTGACTTCTATTATTGACGTACAATGTAGTCAGGTAGTCCAAGAATTTTATTTCATTGGTCCAAATAAAAAGAAGTTAGAGAAGTGGGCAAAGAAAGTTAACTTAATGCAATTCTTTTATAATGTTTCAAAAATGATGTTACTGTATGGTAACTCTTATGTTGAATATACCGACGATAAAAGTATGAAAATTCTTAATCCAATTTGGATGAATGTGTATAGACAATCTAATGGAGATATTATGGGTTATTCTCAGATTATTGAGAACGATAAATCTGTACTGTGGGGAACTACAGGTAATCCTCAAGAAGATTCAGCGTTTAAAATTAAAATTCCTAAAATTGATAGTATAATCCATTTCAAGCATAATGTGTTAGGTTCTGAGAAGTATGGTATTAGTGTGATCCGTTCTCTTATTGATTCCTTAAACATTAAAGTTGATATGGAAAATAATCTTAAGAAAGTTGTTTTCAAATATGTTGCACCATTAATTTGGGCAAAGGCAGGTAATAATGACTTTCCTGCAAATGATGCTATCGTTAACACGATTTCTGATACATTACGAGATTTACAGGCAGAAAGTGAAATCACGACGTCCCATCTGGTTGAACTTTCTGTACTAGATTTCAATGCAAAAGGTATGGACATTAAAACGCCTTTAGATCATGTTGAACAACAGATTATTAGTGGAGGTCATGTTCCACCAGTTTTACTTGGTCGTTCAGCTGGTGTTGATAAGGCAACTGCTGAAGTTCAGTTAAGGTCGTTTGGTCGATACATTAAGAATATTCAAAGAGAACTTAAGATTGAGTTTGAAGATAAAGTTTTACAAGAAAAAGGGCTTGGTTCTGAAGAAGATGAGCTTATTTGGTTACAAGCTGAGGAAAGAGAGAGAGAAGTAGAAACTGACATTTTGCGAGGTTTAGTAACAGATGGAATTATTACACCTCAAAAAGCTAATGATTTATTACCACCAAAATTTCAGGAGAAATTACCAGAAATACAACCCTTAAATCAGCAAGAAGTAGGTGATGATGGTATGCAGAAACCTAGACCTAACCAAATGGTAGACAAAAAAGTTGCTGATAAGCCAACCGACCCAACACAAACTACCCAAAACAAAAACTCTAAAGGTAGAGTTGTTAAAACTGACCGGAAGGTACCCGTCAAATGAAACCAATCGTTGTCGTTCCAGGCAGGAAGCCGATGATTATGGAAGTTATTGGCGAAAAAGGTCAGAAGGTTGGTGAATATGATGCAAATGCTAAGGAAAGGAAGTTACCTTATCACGTTATAGAGGAGAGGATGACTTTATGATGTTCAAATGTCCTGTTTGCAAAGGAATGCACACTGTAAACAATAATTACGATAATAAAGAGTTTATTTGTCAGAATGGACCGAGCCGAAGGGGAAGGAAAACATTTCAAGACCAAGTTCCAGAAGATATTCTTACACAGAATTCGTATAATTGGAACAGGTCAAGTACAAAAGAGGATGTGACTATTGCAGCCACAATTAATGTTGGAGATCCTAAATATAGACCTACTGGAGAAAAGATAGGTCAGATAAAAAAGAATTATTAGGTGATAAGATGGAATCAATAAATAACATTTCCTTGAAGTTTAGTCCAGATAAGTTTGATATTACTGAGGGAAAAGATGGTGAGAATAGATGGTTAAAGATTGGTGGTCTTGCGTTAGAAGAAGGCGTGAGTAGGAACAAAAATAGATATACGTTCAAGAATCTTCAAGAGAATGATACTCGGGACTTTAAATGGGTTTTTGGACATCCTGCTCATGGTGAAGTTGAAGAACATATTGTTGGAATGGGCAAATTATCTTTAAGTGAAACTAGACTTATGCATGAAGGACAAATCAGGAACACTTCTCGGCACCCAGACATTATTGAAAGTGTCAGAGATGGTTTTTTAGGGCCATCAATTCATGCTACTGCTAAGAAAATCACTAAAGAAAAAGATGAATACTTAGTGGAAGGGTTAGAAATTGATGGTATTGGGCTTGTTGCTTTTCAAGGCGTTAAAAACGCTAGTATTGATTACGCAATAGCAGAATCGTTTGAATTGGAAAATAAAACTAATGAAGGTGAAGAAAAAATGACGGAAGAAAAACCTATTAAGGAAGAAGAAGCCCCTGTGGCTCCAGAAGCTCCTGAAAAACCAGCTGAAGAACCTAAAAAAGAGGAAGAAGCACCAGCTGAGGAAGCTCCTAAGAAAGAAGAAGAACCTGCTGCTCCAGCTCCAGCTGAAGAAAAATTAAAACAAATGCAGGAACAGATTGATAAGCTAAATGCTGAAAGAAAAGAAAATCTTGTGGAATCAATTATTAAGATTAACTCTGAATTGAAGAAAGAAGAATTATTGAAAGAAAGTGATGACCGACTAGGATTGATGTTAGAATATGAAACCAAATTAGCAGCAAAAGTGCCAAGTGCAGCAATAGTTGAAGAAAAGGTTGAAGAAAATGCAACCCCAAATATTGTTGAAGCTAATGACGGAACTTATTCAATGACAAAAGAGTCTTACGAAAAATTCAATCGTGAGATGAGAGAAAAAATTAGATGAGGTAAAAAATGACTCAAGACGGATTTTTATTAACAGATGAAGCACGAACCATTACTGTGTTAAATGACAGTGGAACAACTGCCATTGAAGCTGGTGATTTGGTTTTTAGTGCGGCAAATGATGATATGCTTAGCGATACTGCTGCTAGTGTAAGAAGTTCTTACGCTGCTAGTGACATTAAAGTTAAGAGCATTATTTGTTTGGATGCAGGATACCAAACAATTGTCGGCGTTGCAACAGACGATATTGCAGCAGATGGTTATGGAAGTATTGCATTAGAAGGTGTTTACATGCACCCAGTAGGTGAAGATGTTGAAGCTGGTGGACCTGTTCAAGGTTTAGAAGGTAACGGAACCACAGTTGTAATTGCAAACAAATTACAGGTTGCGGATTCATTTGACCACAAGTGTGGACAAGCATTAACTGGTGGTAGTGCAGATGGTAAGTATATCATTTGGAAGCTAACATTATAAGAGGAGGATAGAAAATGCCAAGTAATATATTAGGAACAAGTTCAAGCGATTTTGCATCTTCGAGTGCAAATAACTCTACTACCTCTTACTTAATTCCACGAACACTTTTTCCAAGTGTCATGGATGCAGTTAGAAAAAGGTTAATCTTAAGAGGATTAGCTGCAAGAGTTTTCGGACCTTCATCAATTCCAGGTAGAACATTAGTATTACCTTTACAAGATGAATTAAGTACTGCTAACTCATTAACTGTTAACAGAGTAGGAGAAGGCGGAGAAGTGCCAATGGTTGCAACTGCTTTCACATCACTAACCTTAACCCCTGTTAAGTATGGTGTACGTGTAGGAGTTACCAAAGAAATGATGGAAGATGGTATCATTGACTTAATCTCATACCACGCTGAATTAGCTGGTTATGAGTTTGCTGACAATGAAGAAGCTTTGATTGTATCAGTTTTAGATGCGTCATCCACATCATCATCTCAGAACGTAGCAAATAGTAACGCAACTTTACCTGTAAGCGACATCACAGAAGCTATGCAGAATTTGGAAGGAAACAATTACACACCAACACACATGATTTGTGGTGCAGAAGTTGTTAACGACCTAAGGAACATAGACACCTTTGTTGAAGCAGATAAAGCAGGTATGAATGACCCATCACAGAGATTGGTTGGAAAGATTTTCGGTATGAAAGTTCTTGTGAGTAACAACGTAAGTGCATTATTAGCATACGTTATTGACGCAAATCACGCTTTTGTAATTGCTGAAAAACGACCATTGACTGTTGAGAAGTATTCAGATTATGCACGAGATAGTGGTTTTGTAGTAGTAACTCAAAGGGTTGCAATTGGTGGATTAAGAACCAGAGCAGTTTCAGAGATAACAACTACATAAATATATTTTTATTTTTTTATTTTTAGTAAAGCTTACAGCTTAATACTTCAAAATGTTAAGCGTGTTTTTGGCACCTTTATTTAAAATGCGGTGCAAACAATAACGAGGTATAAAAATATGGCAGGATTAAGAGATGGACTTGCAAGCGGTGGCGGCAGTATTGGTGCTACTTCTGGTACGTTCTCAGGAAATGTCACTTTAGGCGATGCTTCAGGAGATGCTATTACTGTAACTGGTACAGCAACTTTTGCACAAGCAGCAACCTTTACAAGTGGCTTAACTAGTAATGGTGCAATTACTTTAGGTGCTGGAGATGATCTAATTGGTTCATCAACTTCAGATATTACCATTAATACAAACAAATTTACAGTAGCAGGTGCAACAGGTAACACTTTAGTTGCAGGAACTTTTGCAGTAACAAGTACTTCAGTATTTACTGGCGGAATTACAGCTAATGGTGGTTTAACTTTAGGTGCAGGTGACGATTTAATCGGTTCAGCAACTTCAGACATTACCATGAACACAGACAAGTTTACTGTGGCTGGTGCAACAGGTAACACTTTAGTTGCAGGAACTTTAGAAGTTACTGGTTTGATTACAGCTACTGCGGGTGCAACAGGAGATTTCCCAGTTGTAACATTAACTGCAAGTACTGGAGTTCAAAGTACAGCAATTTCAAGAACAGCAACAGCAGACGGTTTAACTACAGGAACAATTGCAGCTGGAACTTCAATGGTAGCAGTAGTTGACTCATCAAACGCAGCGTTTTGGATAACTTTACCAGCACCAGTTCCAGGTAACATTGTTTGGCTATTAACATCAGCGGATGCAACTGGATTTGAAGTTAGAACAAGTACTCCAGCTTCAATAGCAATTAATGGTGGTTCAGGTGGAGGAGCAGAATCAGCAATTCCAGCAACAGCTATGATGGTACGATTTGTTTGTGTATCAGCAACAGCATGGGTTGCAAGTATGTGGGATGCAGATGGTGACGAAGCTAAAGTAGAGGCAGCAGCAGCTTAGATAATTATTTTTTTTTTTTAATTAACACAAACAACCGAGGTGAACGAAATGGTAGAAGAATTTATTGATATAACACCAAGCTCAATTGGTGAAGCTAAACAAAGGAATTATGTTTTCCAAGAACAGGAATGGGATACAATCACGTTAAATCCGTCTGGTCTTACGAAAGAAGGAATTGATAAGAAAATTGAAAATTGGAAAAGGTCAAGTAATAAGCACGTTGTTGCTAAATATGAAGCAATGCACACTTATTGTAAGATGATCCAGAAAAGTGCTAAGACTAAGAGTGGAAAAATAATTTACGCAATTAATCCAGACACTAAAGAACCGACATGGATTGAAGAAGATAAACCAAAATCAATTAAATAAATAATCAAAGGCATGCTGTCACCTCTGTATAGCGGTCTTTAATAAAAAAATAAAGGAGGTATCAAATGGGATACACAAGTAGTACAAAAACATGGGGAACCGACCAATTATTATGGAACGCCCTACACTTAGATGATAGTGCATTAGTTTTAAATGATGGAAATACAAAACCACTTACTTTAATGACAGGTGGTGTTTATGCAAGTTCTTTACCGACTTATACTAATGGTGATGCAGCAGTAATGCACTTTACCGCAGATGGTAAATTAATGGTTGATACAGAGTTGACTATTGATGGTAATGTAATTATAGACAATGTTGCTGTTTGGGCAACAGATATTGCAGACAGTACAACAACTTCTTTTGCTTTAGTTGACGCAACTGGACATCCACAAGTAGATGTTTTAACTTTACCTGGTGGATTAACTGGTTATGCAGAAGATACTGCACATACAACTGGTGACATTGGTGTTATGCCTTTAGCAGTTAGAAATGATACTTTAGCTACATTAACAACGACTGATGGTGATTATGCACCTTTACAAGTAAACGCAAAAGGTAGTATGTTTGTTGATGTTAGTTCAGTACTTGGTTCAGATATGAGTGTAACTAACGCTATGTTCTCACAAATTACAGATGGAACAACAGCAGTTGTTGTAGAAACAGCAGGTACTAAGAAAGCACTTAATGTTAATTTAACTGATGGCACTAATGATATGCCAACTATGGATGCTGCTGCAAGAGCAGGTTTTGTTCAAGTTAGTGATGGCACTAATGAAGCCGATGTTATTGGAACAATTAACTCTTTGAAAGGTGATGTTAGTTCGGTAGCAGGAACAGCTACTAATGTAAATGGTGGAAATAGAGATGCAGGAACTCAAACAACAACTTTAGCAGATGATGACCCTGCGGTAACTTCAGTTCAGATTATGGACGATTGGGATGCAGTAGAAGATGCAGCAATTGGAACAGATGGTGCAGTAATAATTAACAAAGCTAGAAGTTCACAACAAGCAGCAGTTGCTGAAGATGATGCGGTAATTCCTGTAACTAACCTTTATGGTGAATCAATTAATGCAGGATTTGATTATTCAGGTAATTTTAATAGAGTAAGTGAAGTAGATCCAGTAAGTTCACACCACGTTGAAGAAACTTTAGCAGACGTAACTAATGGTGCAGATGGCACATATTATTACTACTTTGACATGGATGGATATCAATATTGGGCAACTCAGGCCACGTTAAATGGCGGTTCTGGAACAGCGACTGTAACAGTAGAAGCTACAATTCAGGACGATGGTACTGCACCAGCAAGTTGTACGTATGTAGATGTAACTAACGATTTGTTTGGTGTAGCAAGTATAACGGCAAGTGACATTCTGGCAGCAGACACTCCACAAGCTTACAAGTATGTAAGAATTAAAGTTGTGGCAGCAACTGGTGCAGCAGATGATGCAGACTGGACGTTATACAACAAGAAAATGTACTAGGTGAGGTAAAGAAAAATGGTTCAAAGAAGTAGTAGGGATTATGTCCCAACAGCAGATGCTGCTGGTAATGTTACCATGGCTGATGTTATTGGTAATAAGACAGATACGGGAACATCTGGAGATTCGGTTGTTTCTTTAGTTAAAAAGAATAATACTGACATATTAGTGATTGATGGGTATCAAGATGTACCTACACAAGATGCAGTAACAAATTTACAGATGCGTGATGTTATTGGTAACAAGACAGATACTAAGAACGGTTCATCTATTTTTGCTAAGCATGAAGGGTTGCTTGAGAAAACAACTTTACCAACACAGAATTTAGCAACCAACTTAACATTTGCACAAGTTATTGGTAACAAAACTGATACAGAAGTAGGAAGTTCGATATATTCCAAAACAGTACAGATTGGACAAAATCATGTAGTTCCTACAGCAGATTCTGCTAATAATGCAATGGTGAGAGATGTTGTTGGTAATAAGACCGATACTAAGAATGGAGATTCAATTTATGCTAAACATGAAGCATTGATTGAGAAAACTACATTAGCAACACAAGACTTAGCAGACAATAACACATTTTCACAGGTAATTGGTAATAAGACTGATACAAAGAATGGAACTTCATTAGTAGCTTTCCAACAACAACATTTGGATAGAAGTGGATTACCAACACAGAACTCAGCAAACAATAATGTGTTTGCAGATGTTATTGGTAATAAAACCGATACTACAGCAGGAACTTCAATTATGTCTAAGTTGGCTTTCTTAATAGCAAGTTCAACTTCTACTTCAAATGGAACTTTTAGTTACTTAGATGCTGGTGGGGAACAAGATGTTGCCGTGGTTACACCTGCAAGTGGAGAGATTGTTCAAGGTATCTGGTTAGACTTATCTAACATGGCACAGAATGGAACTATTAAAATCTATTATAAAATTGATGGTAGTAACTATAGACAAGTTAGTGTGAGTGGAACAGTTCAATCATATGCTTTTACAGTTGCAGATGGAGTAGATGGTGTCTATATACCAGGACCATTTGGATTTGGACCAAACCAATACAAAGTAACTTATGAAGAAGGTGCAGATGAAGGTGCAGCAAGAGCAGTTCCATATACAATAATTAGGGAAAAGAAGATTTTAACATAATTTAAGGAGGAATAAAATGGTAGAAGAAGAAGCACAACCAATAGTTTTACCTGAAGTTACAGCTGACTTAAAATCAGCAGCAAGAGCATTATTGCTAAATGTTGAACTTAATAATGGTCATTTAGCAATTGCACACTCTGTAGGTTTAGCAAGGTCACAAGTTAAAGAGATTCATAAC